CACTCATAGGCTGGTTCAACAGACCCAATCTATTGATTTCTTCTTCTTGCCTGTCTTCAAAAGTGTTTACTCTATTAGCAAGATCATCTAATTGAGTTGTTGCTTTAGCACGACTCTGATTTAAAAAGTCATATTCTGCCTTGGTATCAAATGAAGTATCAATGTCTTGTACTCCAACAGGTGAAGGAGCATAGTTACTTGCATTGACTTCGTACTCAGGTGTTAAATTGAGGCCAGCGCCCTTTCTACGTACTGCAATATCAGACGCTCTGTTTACTCCAGCCATACTGCTTCCAGGAATATCCATTGCACCAAAAGCATTTGTTGTCATTGGTATACTGGCTTGATCCATAACTGCCTGTTTCTCTGGAGTTATTGTTTCTTCCGTCATGGTTTCAACAACATCATCAGTGCCCTTCCCTTTTTTACCAATGCCTCCAAGTAGGCCGGCTGTTCCTCCGATAACGTCAGATACACCGCTTAAAGTTACAGAGCGAGCAGCATCTGCCGCACGTTGTAATCGAGCAAGGTTAGCGTTTACACCTACATTAGCATTTGCTAAGTTTACTTTGTCTTCAAGTTGAGATGTTCTTGCACCTAATGACCCAAATCTATCTAATGCGCGTCCGGTTGTTAACTCTGTTGCTCTAAGTAATGCAGGAGTTGCTGCCTGCAAAGAACGAGAGCCGCCAGTTGCCCCAATCTGCTGGGCTTGTGTGGCTTGTGATCGTAACGCTGCATCTATCGCTGACTGTGAATCAGATTCTTGACGCGCAATGCGCTGACGTGCAGCCTGTGAACGAATAGGTCCCATGGCAGTTTGATCAGCCTGCGCCATTTTTCTTTTAGCAAGATTCTCCTGATACAATCCGTATCCGGTTTTTGCTAAACCTGCACCAAGGTTAATTAAAGGTCCTATTGCCATATCTCGTGTTTTTTTATCCTACAAAAATAAGGATTACTACTGTCCTTGTTGGTTGTGTAGGTTTGACTTAGTATATATAAAGTTAATAGCGTACAACTCATGTTTAGTTGTAGTCGGGTTTACAAATTTTGCTTTCAAATAATAATCTCTAATTGAATCTCCTTCTATTGCAGAGTTAGCAATCAACACCAGCGTATCTCCAGCAGAGAACCCAGATATGGTTGCATTACAAGTTAATTCTTTTTCACCAGAAACCGAAACAGCATAGAGATTTAAAGGCTCTAATCTATTCTGAGCAATATTTAAAACATACAACGCTGTTGAGTCTCCTAATGGGAACGCTTGATTATTTATAGCATTCTTAAAAGGTATCTTGTCAGCAAGAGGACTCGGTAATGTATCTACTTCTCCAAGTGAAAAGACTTCAGACGTTCCGCTAACGGTAGTAACATTTGCGGTAGAAGTGTACGTGACATTGTTTGAGGAGTCTTGATGTACGGGAGCGTAGTAGAAATTTTCTTTCTCGTCCCATATTGAGGAAGCAATCGTACTGGTTTGGTCACTATTATTAAGTGTAACAGTCCATGCTGAATTGTTGCCTTCAAGACTTAACGCCTCATAGACCTTAATCATAGATGGATTAAAGTTAGAAACCACTTCAACTATTGTGTCACCAGCAATTCCGTAAAAAGTATTTCTTGTTGCATCAGGAGAATGCTCATATATCTTAGCACCGTTAAACGTATACATTCTGTCCGTCAATGATATTATCCCATCGGTGTTGTAAGAGTATCTGGTACTCCAGTATTTATCCCAAAGGTTATAAGCAATAGTAAATGCCTCAAGAGTTTCAAGAGTGTTGTCAATTAGAATATCACCACTCGGTGATGTTGTATCAGGTCTAACCACCCCTGTCAATTGATTAAATGTTGCAGGATAAAACGCTGTATACTGAGACGATGTCATTACAACTGGTATGGCAGTATTCAAAGACGTAGAAAGTGACGGAGAGTAGTTCTCTGAAAGCCCTACGATAGGGTTAGACGTAAGTTGATCAATTAATATAAGACCGCTTCCCGAAGTGTCCCAGTCATCAAGACTACACTCCCAGTTTCTTACATCTGTATTCCAAAAGAATGTTAGCGAATCGTCATACACCGGCGAAACATTTATGATGTCACCGTCCTGATTCGTTCTTGAGTTACCTGTAGCCGTTTGACCCGTACACGCATCATTGATAGTAATGCGTGATGTGAACAGAGCAGGAGAACTAATAATATACTCCGTGTTTTCTCTGTCTATGCCACCATGATATCTTTTGTTTTTAGCAGAAAGAGCAGTTGAGAATGTTTTGCTTTTAAAGAATCCATCAACCAGAACCTCGCTTATAACACTAATCCCTGTTTCCTTTCCTATACGCAATACCTTACCGGCTCTTGCATCCATAAAGTAAATCTGTCCTCTATACTGAGCAACAGATTCAGGGTTATTGTTTACCCCATATTCTCCCACATAATAGTTTACTGGACCCAGTATCATATTTGACGCTACAAGAGACTCACCAGAATCCGCTGTGAGTATATTTCTCTGAACAGGTACAACACCAGCACGGCGCTCATGTATTATATACATTAGTTGATCATGGGAAACCATAGACTTAATTGAGCCGTAGTCATAAGACATATCGGCAAAATTCTGCATCGTCAAATTAAATGACGAAAGTCCAAGTTGTGTGTTTTCAAAAGAGAATGGATCTGAATAAGTTATAGAACCATATCTTTTTATAGTAGTTGCATCAGGAAGATAAGGATAACTCTTACCTAATGAAGTGTAATCTGATTTAAAGAAATCACTAACACGAGGATCTTCAACCCAATCAACTAAAGCATTTTGAGTATACGCTGCTGAAAGGTTTCTCCATACGTCTCCTTTTCGCGGAGCACTACCATAGAATAATGTACGTAACCTAAAGTATGAATCACCCTGATCTATATTAAATACAGAATCAGGATTAGTAACAGTCATTACATGTAGGCTTAAAGTTGGCCATGTGTATGTAGTCTCACCATAAACTCTAAAAGAATATCCAGACTTAGATGTATCTTCTACAACATTACCCACTGTAATACTTGATCCACCTGAAGTTTCAATATTATCTCCCTTGAAAAATCGTATTGGTGAACGAAACTCTACAACGTCTCCTGTTTGCGAAACTATCTCAATGGTTGCGGTTGTGCTTACGCGATCTGTCTGGTGAACACCTACGCTGTCTATAGATTTGTTTTCACCTATTTCGTAATAGAACATTTCCGTGAAGGCATCGCTCTCTCGGTATATTTCTATAACACATTTGTTGTTCCAGTTGGAGGTGTTGTCCATTAAACTACTGGTATTCCAACCAGGAGTATTGTTGTCTTCTAATACAAGAAAGTCACCAGTTGTATTTTGAATGGCTGCCTTTGAACTTCTGTCTAAAATAGGATTTAAGGTAGCGTCTGCTAAGAGAGTTATCTTTTTAGATATCCTCCATGTTTTTGTTTCTTTAAGATTGTCGCCATATGAAACTATACGAACTCTATCGCCTTCGGCAAAACCATAGTTTATGTCAGCGCCTAATTGATTATCATAAGAATTGTTTCGCCCTTGCAGCGTACCTATTGATAGATACATACTCATTGTTGATCCAAAACTTCCTTCAGCCGCATCATTTAAAGCAAGATAGGCTCCGCCAATAGAGTACTGAACCTTGTTTATTATTGATCCTTGGCCAGCATAAACAACACTGAACCTATCTGCCCAAGCAGGGGCCTTATGGCGTATACGCATTGTAATATCTGCGTAGCCATCTAAATTATTTTGATTTGAACGATTGTTAGTATGCTGAACAAAAGTCTCATCATCTAAAGGCTGCACACCACCTGGTCTTCCTTTTTGATCATAGTATAGCAAACCAAGTTCATGACTTGAACCAGACTTAAAACACCTGTTACCATCCATGTCATCATTAGCAATAGCAAAACTACCTCCCGCTGTAATGTATCCTCCATTGCGCTCAATCGATGCGCCCTTACCAGTGATACTTGCACCCTGGTTTGAAAGATAAAGTCCATTAGTAGTTGGCACAAGATTAAAACTACTGCCACTATTAAGCATTGGTAACTGGCCATCGATGTTTGCTTCGATAATGTCAAATGATGAAGATGTACCAAACGGCTCTATGACCTCAGCCTCCTTTGTTCCGAAAACCAATTTATTGATTCTCATGTTCACAAGGCTTAAAGACAACTTGTAGGTGTCAACACCAGTCGTGAAGTTTGGATTAGTTCTTCTAAACCATACCTCTCCAGCACCCGCAAAAGCAGCGGACTCAACTGTTGTTCTGGTGCCAAAGCCTGTAGTAAAAGTACTGAAGCCTGCCTCTCCATCTTGAGGCATCAACTGAGTAGGGTATAACCCATCGACTTCATTTGCTATAATCGTCTGTATCTCAGCACGAGTTTTGTTAGCCGGTATATCTATAATCTTTCTTACCTGAAAACCACTACTAATAACCTTAATACCGTTGTTGATCTTTTTAATACCAACACTTTCTTCTCTTGTATCTGAAGTTCCTTTTTGAGATATAAATCTTATTTGAGGAGGAGAGTTTAGCGTTCCTGAATCAAGGTTTATCCCAGTCTGATAATTAGTACCATTGGCAATAGTTCTAAGACCCGCCATTCCTGCAAGTTTCTCCGCATCTGTACCACCTGCAAGACCTACTAAATCTGTACCGGCTGCATCATTATATAATTTAAAATTACCAAGTGAGTCAACAAAGTTAAAATCTCTGTCGGTTTTGAGATCATTACGTATGGTCATAGCACCGTCATTCCAATTGAATGATAGCAATACTTTTGAGTCTGCGGTAACTCCTGCTATTGGTATACTGCTAAAGTCTATATCTATAAACTCACCTAAGTAAGGAGTTAGATTAGTGTTTTTTGAAATAGTTACTTGATAGGTATTCGGCTTCTCGTTATAGTTAGGTAACGCGTCTACATCCATAAACGGAAGGTTGTCGTACCCTTCGGTATAACCACCATAAAAAAGACGCCCCTGAGACAGTGCTTGACTATCTGCTTTCTGAGGTACATTATCGTATCTCTTATCTTGAACCTGAGTAGAAAGACCTATATAGTTAGAATCATTCCTAAAAAATATATTCTGTGTTCCGGTTCCGTTGTCATTAGGTATAGTGTCAATCAAAAAGAATGGAGCATCCTTATCACCAATACGCCCGTAGATGTTTAAATCTTTTACATCTGCTGCGCTGTATGTCACCTGGATCTTGGCCTCATTATAAAAGTTTCTTGCACCGGCATTTATAAACCCATCTTTCAATTGAGACTTAGATATACCCAGTAAAGAGTATGGACTTAATGCACTCTGCTCACCATCAAAATATTCATATTGATAAGCAAACTGAAAGTTTTTTTCGAATATATCATTCTGAGGATAGTTACTATTGTTTTGAAAGGTAACAACCGGAGGAATTAAAGGCGGTGCCTTTGCCACTGTGATATATGCCAGTCTTTCTTCATCACTACCTGTTATAAAATTAGCAGGGTAACCTCCTGCACCAGATACACTTTGTTCAGCAAGGGTAGCGTTAATCTTTTTTGGTTGACTTAGGCTGTCATTAAAGTATAAAAGTATGTTGTGATTTGATAGCCGAACTATGTCAGCATCAACATGACCTTCTTCTGTAAACTGCAACACAGAGCCTTGATAAACAATAAATGTTTTCTTAGCGTTTTGATCATATCTAAATATCGTATGATTGGTGGCACTGTTGTAACAGAAATAATATATCTGCGCTGACTGCTCATCAGCAATAGATCCTATAACAACATTAGTACCAGCCGGTATAGTTCCGTTTTCTATTGTGTCTGCTCGACTAATATTACCCCAAGCATTTTTTAAAACTTGAGCATCTATCTCTGAGTCTATAGATACACGTACGTTTTGAGCGTCAACCATTTCGGTACGCTTGATCAAACGCTCATCATCGTCACTGTTCAGATAGCGTGGTATGATTTTATCAATAGACGGCATTGATTATGCTTTAGGACTTAGTTTGAAATTTCTTCTGCTTGTGCTTAACGCATCAAATTTATTCCACGATTTCAATCGAGCATTTGCTAATCGACGTTCGTTATAGTATTCTGCACGAGCACGCTGTTTCTCACTTACAGGTACACTTGATTTACGATGTACTGTCTTGTAATATATATAAGCACGTAACGCTTCTTCTGCGTATACAGGCACACAAGGGTTACTTGATTTAGCAGCATCTGAAATATACTCAAGAACTACCTGGGTAGTATCTGAAAGTAATGATATCTCAAATCTACATTCTGCCCAGTTGACTCTATACTCTCCTGCACCTTGTCCACCACCAAGACCGTATAGACGTCCCATTGTAGATTCATAAACAAAGTTTCTGAACACATAAGAATCAAACCCCAGTAAGTAATCTGGAATAGCATCAGCCGGTTGATCAGGAAGAAGATTCATGTTAGGGTTCTCGGCAAAAACATATACGAGTCCATCATTACCCAACTGCCCCATCTTGACCATGTCAACATAATCAGACGGCATGTCAACGGTACCCAGTGATTGATTAACATCAAGCAATACTGTTTTAATAGTATGTGCTATGTCAAATCCAAATTCACGGATACCTCTTAACGCATACTGACGCAACATATAATCAGACGCATTAGACCCATAGTCATCTGCATCTATACTCATTGTGTAGTCGTTAACTACTTTATCTACTGTTACGTATGACTGACTCATTATCTATTCTCTTGTTTCGTTATCTCTGAATTAGAGTAATTGTATACATTCGCATCACGAAGGTTTACACCTATAAGTAAAGCAATCTCGTTAACCAACTCACCAAAGTATTGCTCAGGTAATTCAAAGTCTACACTGTTTGCGGCAAGATATAATTCAACACCTGCTACAGAAGAGGAATAACCAAACTTAGGAGACGCTGTTGTTTTTGCTCCTGTCGTTGGGACAATACCTTGAGGCAACTTAAAGTACCGAAGGTTGATTTTATTTATGCTTGTATTTACATTAGGGAATATCTCTATCTGATTTGCAATCAATGCAACAGGGGCATCATCTGAAGGTGCTGATAAATCGCTGTTTAGTATTCTATCAATATGATCTTCATTGTAGCACATCTGCACAAGAGACTGTTGTTGAACACCCAGTATCATTTTGCCAATAGTTGATATTGAAATTGCACGAGCAAAATCAGAAGGCTTATCCACTACTCCAGAAGTTAAAGTCAACTCTGACTTCTTAGAGAATGTAGACAGATCTTCTTCTATCTGTTTAGCACGCGCAAACTGACGAGACCCGTCCAATGCACTACGACGTAATCTATTAGCCATAGTCATTTCTTCAAACAAACTATTGAATACATTCATCTGTGCCATGCCTGCGAACTCATTGAAAATTGCCGGCGTAACAAAACCTCTTTGGTCTTTGTTGGCTATGTCTCTAACTGCTTTGTAAACTCTTTCTACACTTGCCATAATAGTTTTTGGCTTTACAGCAAATATACGAAATAAAAAGAGGGGGTCTTACGGGACCCCCTCTACTGCTTACATGTGTTTAACAGAACACATATACGAATAATGTACTGTAAATCTACGAAAGTTTTTCTAATCGAGATATTAGTTCATCGTATACAGACGCTCCTTTTTCGGTAAGACAAAAACGAACCATCATGTCTTTTGGATCTTGACCAGCAGGAACAGATATAATTAATCTGCCACTGTCAAACCAGTATACTCCGTCAGGCTTACACGATATGATTTGAAAATCATTTGATTGAATAACTGCTGATCGAGTCTTAACGCGTGGATCATCAAACATAGCAATAAAAGTAGCGGGGCTGCTTTTTGCTTCGCGTAACATCTCTCTACGGATATCAATCATTTGTTGTTCAATGTTGATTCCTAAAGATAAAGCAACTGCTAATATCTCATCAGAACCTTTTGTACGAACAAGGGAAACAGCATCATGAGTCAAGAACTCGCTGTTAACCACTTCTTCAGAATCTCTACTGTTGTCTACAATCTTAAACAACTTACCGCCGTTTGCTATATTACTGGGGTGTAGTTCAAGAAACTTAGCAAGGTTTGGTTTATTATACGGAACAGCCAATAGACCATCTCTGAATATGACGTGTTCTCGACGAGACTTTTCGTTCTGTTGATCACGGAATACACTTGGTTCTCCAGGACAATAACGTATACTACGAACCTGATTTGTTTCTGGATCGTATACACTTACCTCTGATTTTATTTTTGAAACGATACCGCCTCCTTTTGGAATTTCAAAAACCTTAGTGGTTTCTGGAGCCGCATCTTTTTTGATTACGCTGTAGCCTTTTTTAGGCGCAGGTGTTTTTTTTGCTGCCGCCTTGGGAGCAGCCTTTGTTGTAGTTGACATTTGAATAGAATTAAAAAATTAAAAAAGAGAGGGGCAAAGCCCCTCTCCAGAAATCATTATCCTTATGACTTGATAAGGATGTGTTGGTTTGCTGCACGAGTAACCAATGCACACTCAGAACGGTAGTTGAACTGTAGGCTATCTGTGTTGGTGTTATTCACACCTAAGATAGAACCTGTCATCCAGTGCTCCATTTCACGAGAGTATCCGTTAGTGTCCTTGTAGTTCAATTCCAAAGCAGCGGCACGATCACCGGTCTTAGGATCAACTACAGTAGTCAACGGAATCATTGCTCCTAAGTAATCAGAACCAGCCAACAATGTTGGGTCGTTCAATAACTTCCAAGAGTGCTTGTGGAATGTGTATCCACCACGCTTGAATGAATCGAAGCCAAGTTCTGATCCACGTCCACCGAATGCACCGATACCAGAAGTTACATCAGTGAAACCAGCAGCGCCGTTCAATGAAGCAACCATGTCATCAATTGCCAAAGCCTGAGCAGTATTCACGTACATAGCGTACTCTGGTGCTGCACCTTGCTTGTCAAGTTCTGAGATCAATACATCCATTTCAGTGAAGTCATCGATCTGGCCATTCTGTACAATACCACGATTCTCAATAGCAGCGAAGTAACCTTGTCCTGCTGTTGGTGTACCACCGATATTTGTAGTTGTCAATGTGTTAGTGATTGTCTCACCTAACAATAACATCATTTCACGCTTATCGAGGAAACGAGCACGAGTGTCCATCTCTCCTTTTACGTACCAACGGTAATCGCCGTTACCTACATTAACCCAACCAATGTTAGTTGCTTGAGAACCTGTAACCTTAAACACCTCTTTGATGATGTTGTAAGCGTTTGTACGCTTGATTACGTTTGACTCCAAGTAACCAGTGTTTTGATCAGATCCTTGTGCAAACAAGTTACCAATCACTGGTAGGTTAACAGCAGTAGTAGCAGCAGTAGCGCCGATGTTACCACTTAAAGACTCAAGAGTATAGTCAGCAGTTGCATTGTGACCGATCTCACCAGTTGGAGAGATAGCAGTAACCATCATGCGGTGCTCACCATTCCATAAGATTACATCGTTTAAACGCAATACGTTAGCGTCAGCAGTTGCTTTCTTCACTACTAATGTAGTTGCAGTAGAAGCCGCTGTTGCCGTTGGGTTTACAGTTGCGTAAGAGTGTAGACGAGTTTCTTCCCAGTATTGAACCTCATCGGCGGTACCGCTTGCGCGTACGGCGCCTGTAAGGTTTAGGAACCCCGTTAAACCACCTGAGATTTGCTGGTAACCATAAGTTTTAACCAACTGATCACGATTGTCAGGAGCATTGATTTCGTCAATAAAGTCACCCAATGAAGTGTATTTCGCTGGGTCAAGACGACGGAATACCGCAGCCTTGTTGTCATTAAACACCGGAGGTGCTGAAGATGTTGCCATGTTATTTTGTTTTTATAGCGTTATTTTAAAAATGTTTGTTGCCGTCCCAAAGCATCAAGTACCTGTTGGGCAACAGAATCTCTTTGACTTTGCTCTGGATTAGCAGTAGGATTACTGGCGTCAATATTCGCTGCCTTCTCAACGACATTGCGTTGTCCGTCACTCATACCTTGCTGGTAAATGCTCTGTAGGATATTCGGTAGGTTATCAGTAACCGTACGGTGCATATTCCAAAGATCATGGTCCCAGTTGCCCGTGTTATCCACGTACTTATCAAAGAACTCAGTCATGTTGCCGTTATCCTTGGCCAACTCATTGCGGTAATCAGTACTCACGCCATAATTGAATTCACGACCACCGGGGAGTTCAAAGGCAATTTCGCCTAACTCTGTTAATGATTGTGCATTCGACCGAGACCATTCCACATCAAATGGGCTTTCAGTTTCAACAACATTTGAAGACCCTTCAGCAGGTAGGGTATACGCTTCACGTAATGATCCTACATTCTGTCTGGCCTTCTCTGCGTCAATCTTCAACTGAAGGTTTGAAAGTCTAACTTCTTCTTCAGAGAAAACATTTTCATCAGTCTTGTATTTAGATGAGATTAATAAATCAATTTCATCATTACCAAGAGATGGATACTCACTTGCCATATGGACCCGCATAACAGTACGATCATCCATTTCGGACGGATCTAATGCCTGGTAACGGAACCAGTCTTCAGGTGAGCGACCTGTCTTCTCCACAAAATCAGCAATGACTGCAATCCGTGGGTCGAGACTTGACTCAGATATAGATTGAGGCTCTGTTGGTTCTTCTTGCGTTGCCTGCATTTCGCCTGTTAACGCTTGAAAGAAACTTTCAAAACCTTCACTCTCATTATTTAAAGAACTTTGCTCCTCTTGTACAGGAGCCGTTTCTTGTTCTACAACCTGTTGTACATCTTGTTGTACTTCTTGTTGTACTTCTGGTTGAGCCGATTCAACTACTTGTTGCGGCTCACTTTCATTTGTAGGTGCAGGCTCTGCACTTACCTCTGGTGTAGGCGCTTGCACATTATCTTGCACAGGTGCCTCTTCTGTAGTCTGTGGCTCTCCGGGGAAGGTATCAGTAATAGTGAATCCTGCATCCTGGATAGCCTGCTCCATTTGGCTTTCTACTTTTTCCATTCTATTTAATTTATTTATACAGCAAATTTAATACATAAACTGTATGTTTGTGGAAGTGAGTGCAATGGCACTTACTGTGGTTAGGAGTAGCCAAAAGAAAAGGGGACCCTGTTAAGAGTCCCCTTTTTATATATAGTGTAAGCGGTGTTTAGTAAGTATCCTTTGCTCCTGGATTAAATCCTGCTTTAGCACCAAGCATTGTCATTGTTGCTTTCTCTGCTTTACCACCTGCTTTATACTTCTTAGTACCACCTCTTCCAGCGTTACCATCAACAACTGAGTCGCTGTTAGAGTCAAGCATCTTGCGAGCCATCTCTCTTTGGCTTGGGTCTTTAAGTAGAGCCTTGAGTAGTCCCCCACTTTTGTACATTTTCATTAGTCGATCATCCATGTCAATAAGATTAGTATTGCAAATTTAAGTAATGTTATGTAAGTTTAAGGAACTGAAATTCATATCATGAAAACAAATTACGAAACAAACATCAGTGTTGAAAGTAAATGTGTGTTGACAAATATTGCTGACTACGCTGCAAGCAACATGATGAGAACAAAAGAAAAGTCTGAGTTATACGCTAAGATTATAGATCGTTGTGTGTCTATGCTCGGTAAACCTTAGTCTTCTTTTTAACGGCTTTGGGTTGAGGAACATATTGCTTTCCTTCTTTTGTACCCTCCCTTTTCGCTCTTGAAGTAGCATTATATTCTTCATCTGAAAGCGCAGCAATTGCCGCTGTAGGTAGGTAACGCTCTCCTGTCTTAGATGAGGCCTTACCTGATTTAGTACGCCACTTTTGTTTAGTCCATTTTCTTAGGGACTCTTGTGCTTTTTTTAAACCTGGCATTATTTGTATCCGCCCCCTGCGGCTTTATAGGCTTTCGCTAACATCTGTGCTTTACGAGCAGACCACTGCCCTGCTTTACCACCTTTAGTACCAGCCATAATTCTTTTAAACAAACGCTTACGCATCCCTGGCTTAGTATAGTTTCCTGATTGATTTACTTTTGATTTGTACTTCTTAGCCATTACCACTTTACTTTATTGGCCCAGTACGCAGCAGAGAATTTACCCTTCTTAATGTTCTTGGCGTGACGGGCTTTAAAGGAAGCACGTTTCTTTTTCATCTTGTCAGATTCACCTGCCTTTGGCTTACCCGCTGTTGATGCTCCTTGCTCTCCAAAGCGAATAATCTTAACCTTGTCGCCTTCTTTAGCCGCTACAATATGTGACTTTTTAGGATGATCTGGAGTCCGCTTAGGTTGATTAAAACCCTTGAGTCTATATCGTTTTAGTATGTTGCCGTACTTACTTTCTGCCATAAAGCAAATATAAGTATTATCGTTTTATGCCGGGTATAGCGAGGTGTATCTCAATTTTCTCAATAAGTTCTAAAACCTCATTACTTTCAAGACGACGAGAAGAAATCATCTCATGTAATAATTTTAATTGATCTGTAGTTAGATCTAAGAAGTGTCTCATTTTTATAAATAATTAAAGAGTCTGAAATCGTCTTCATATATTTTTTTTATAATCTCTCTTGATTCATTGTCGTATGGATCTTGATCTGTTTTCGCTGTATAGTTTACGCGGACAAATTTCTCTGGTAGTTTCTTGTTATGATTCTCCCTGAACAGTAACCAATCATTAGCAAATGTCTCGTATTTAAAAATATGATCTACAAGTTTGTGCCTCCGCATTAGATACAAGAAGTCTACCTGTGGTACAAAATGTATACGGTCATAATCATCTTTCTTAAATTGTAGTAGCAAATCTGTTTTAATATAATCTTGAAACCTTTCAATCATGTTTGGCTCCTCTATAGTCTGCTGTCTTAAAAAATTATGTTTCCACGCGGACCATATTCGATCATAGGGGTTACGTACAATAGTAAAGGATGTATATTCAGAAAGCATTTTATTGCTGTATTCCTCTGTTAGGTCAAAGAATGTGTAATGCTTATGACCATGTCTGTTATCAATCTCTTCTTGAGTCCTCAATTCTCTGTGGATCGAAGTTGTCATACACTTTGGTACTGCTATGAAAACTAATTTATGATTATGATATACCATTAGTTTTGTTTATTACAAAACGAGACAAGTATATATCTCTTACCACTGTGTACTGGTCTTCCACCATGCCTATGTGTTACTTGCCCAGGATGAACAGCAATATGCCCCACATCTCCTACGTGTGTTTGTTTTTGATTATAGAAATATGTACCTCCCCCTGTATAGTCTTTGTTTAAAGTTAGCACCGAACTAATAACAGCGTTGTCATGATGCAGATCTAAGTGACCCTGTGTATCTGTAGTGTATTTAATCATGAAGTTTTCACTATCCATATTTATCCATGCTTTACCGTGAAGGTGCCACCTGGTTATCGCCGCCGGAAAAACAAACTCTTTTAGAACACGCTTGTATATTTCGTCGTACCCAAATGAAGATATTAATGTATCCACTGTTGGATAAAATTCATGTCTTTTAGTTTGCCATAAAGCCTTCTGCTCTGCCTCATCTATAAGCAATTTGCAAAACTCTTCTGTAAACAAAGGATATGATATAACATCTTGTATAGGCTCTTCAAATATCATGTCCCAAGCCTTTGTCTTAGCAGCAGGATGAATCCATTTATCAACCCATTCAGGCCATTTGCCAGATTTAAAAATCTCTTCGTGAACAGTAGACTGGGTTCTACTTGTGTTGTCATTAGATGACTGAAAAGCAATATCTTCTTTTAGCGCAAGTGCACGAGTATCTCTTGTTACCCAGTCCCAATCACCTCTTGGATGGACACAATAAGTAGCAGGAATAAATTCATCTGCCGCTGTTATATACTCCTGGAAGTTATGCTGAGTAAAAGATAATGCACCTGCCTGGGTAACCATATACGCATGCAAGTTATAAGAGTATCCAGGGACTACAATATCCCCGTAATCATCTCTATCTGGAGCCATTGCTCTGCGCCCTAAGTAAAGCATGTCCCATGTACTTGGATCAGGAATAATTGAATAATCTATCTTGCCTTTAAAGAAGAAATCTTCCTCACATATTAAAGCAATCTCTGTTTGATCCTCTACAATTTTCTTCCAGGTATTTAAATGTGCTAAACCACAGCCCATCTCACCGACTGTTACCGGTTGGTTCCACCATTTATTATCACTGTTCATAGCCCATGAATCATGTGGAGACCATTTATAATCTTTAAAAGATCTTGCGTCTACACCTGGCACTATCACTACGTCACAATCAATACCCGCTTCCTTTAGTCTACCTGTATACTCTTTTAACTTTTTGTCAGAGGTGTCCATAGATATTACATAGACTTTTTGAATCATAAGGCTTTCCTTTTTATTAAATAAAATTTCCCATTCTTTTGCTACTAACTTCCAGTCACGAGAGTTAACGTATTCATCAACCTTAGACCAATCTGTTATATGTTTGCTAAACTTATTTAAAGTTTCTTTAAGCCCAGCAATAGGATTGACCAAAGGTCTTACATGGTGTCCCAACATTTCAATCGCTGTTAAACAATAAGTTTCATTGTATGTAGTAGGGTAATACCAACTCTCACACTTAGACATTAGTTTATACAACTCTTTATTAGAGAGACTACCATGAAAAGTAACACCTTCTAATTTAGATACACGCTCGGAAAAGTTTTTATTGTAGTACTCCAAACCATAAGCAGGTGTACATATATCGAGAGTCCCATCAAGGTATCCTTTTTCAATATCACTGATTACTGCATCAAGTCCTCGTTCTGGATGAGATGTGTATATGTAAGAATCTTTTTTCTTAGTGATGACAGGCTCAAACAGCGATGTATCAAGGCCATTGCCAATCACCTCTACTTTATCTACTGATAAATGATCCGGGGCTTCATTCTTTATAAAGTATTCTTTATGCCAATTGGTAAGACAAACAATTGTGTCCGTGTTTAGATAAGCATCTTTTATATCTGCGTCAGACATACGCTGGCCCTTGTACCAATAGTGAGGATGTTCATTGTGTAACCAGAATATCTTCTTAGTCTGTGGCTTTAGATTATAGTATTTTAAGTAGTGGATATATGATACACCGATAAGTATATCTATCTCTGGGATCTCACTTATGTTTTTTAGATCTACATAATTAAGGGATCCGCTGTTGGGGTATTTATCAGAAACAGGCTTGACCTGGCCTACTACAAAAACACTATGCCCTTGTATAGCCAGTGACCTTGATAACCCCATTATACATTGCTCGGTTCCTCCTATTCCTTCTGAGTTATAATAGGGGTTCCAGGCACTTGCATAATATCCTGCGTGGAATACAATGACCATTTGTTGATACAATTAAATTAACTATTGCATCACTAAAGATACATTATCTAACTGGTCTTTACAATTCTACTGTATATCACATATGCCCCGTCGGGTATATTATCTATGTATGCAAGCGCTTCTGCCTTTGTTGAGAACGAACGAAACTCATCGAAGTTATCATCAGTCCTTTCCCATGATCCATCGGTTTTTAAATTCGCTGTATTGTCTGCATTTTGTATGTAGAAACTTTCTTGAACCGCCATATTATGTTAATCTTTGAACCATTATACCTCTATATACACTTGCGGATTGCGTTGAGTGATTCCAAATACCATCAAGAGCATTGGATGTAGTCAACTCATATGCATCACCAGATGTTGATTGGAAAATAAAACATGCGCTAAGGGTACTGAAGTCTCCATAAGTATTATGACGGAAGTATTGAATTGCCGCTGAACCTATTGGGTTTGTGCTACCCCCTGTCACTTGCTTTAAGTAGAAACCTACACATGAACGGTTGTTGTAATTAGACTTTAGTGTCACAGAGTAAGTACACAGATATGTACCCGTTGCTGATATAGTAATTTGATTAGAACTAATATCTACGTTTGTACCCGCTTGACCACCACCTAAAGTTCTGTTTATATTACAACGCGTTTGAGCCGTAGTAAATGTTTGACTGGAGTCAATTCCGCCAATCATAGGAGTAAATCCAGTACCCGGTGTTCCAGAAGAACCTGTCTGACCCTTCTGTCCTTTAGTACCGTCTGATCCATCATTACCCGCTGATCCTGTCTGACCCTTCTGGCCTTTGACTGAAGTACCAGCCTCACCTTTCTGTCCCTTGACCGAAGCACCAGCCTCACCTTTTTGTCCCTTGACTGAAGCACCAGCCTCACCTTTCTGGCCTTTGACTGAAACACCTTGCTCACCTTTTTGTCCTTTGACTGAAACACCTTGCTCACCTTTTTGTCCCTTGACCGAAGCACCAGCAGCACCCTTCTGTCCCTTGACCGAAGCACCAGAAGGACCTTGGATATTTCCAGTTGGTACCCATTGAGCGCCGTCCCATTCATAGACATCACCTGTGGTAGTATCTAAGTACTGATCTCCAACATTAGTACCTGCACCACTCGGTGGTCCAACTGCTGAGGTCCAGTTATCTCCTTCTTCACCTTTCTGTCCCTTTGTACCAGCCTCACCTTTTTGTCCTTTGACACTGGCTCCAGCCTCACCTTTTTGTCCCTTAGTCGCAGTACCAGTAGCACCCTTAGTACCGGCTTCACCCTTCTGGCCCTTAGTCGCAGTACCGGTTGCACCCTTAGTACCAGCCTCACCTTTTTGTCCCTTAGTCGCAGTACCAGTAGCACCTTTAGTACCAGCCTCACCCTTCTGACCTTTAGTAGCAGTACCGGTAGCACCTTTAGTACCGGCTTCACCTTTCTGACCCTTAACTGAAGCACCATCAGCACCCTTCTGACCTTTAACACTTGTGCCCGTTGCACCTTTATCTCCAGCAGCACCTTTTGTTCCTGCCTCGCCCTTCTGACCTTTAGTAGCAGCACCAGCAGCACCCTTCTGTCCTTTACCACCTTGTGGCCCCTGGATATTTCCAGTTGGAACCCACTGTGCACCATCCCATTCGTACACGTCACCTGTGGTAGTATCTAAGTACTGATCACCTACATTGGTACCTGCACCACTCGGTGGTCCAACTGCTGAGGTCCAGTTATCTCCTTCTTCTCCCTTTTGGCCTTTGGTACCTGCCTCACCCTTCTGCCCCTTGACAGATGCTCCAGCAGCGCCTTTATCTCCCACTTCTCCTTTTTGTCCTTTGGTAGCAGTACCGGTAGCACCTTTAGTACCAGCCTCGCCCTTCTGACCTTTAGTAGCGGTACCAGTAGCACCCTTAGTACCAGCCTCACCCTTCTGGCCCTTAGTGGCAGTACCGGTAGCACCTTTAGTACCAGCCTCACCTTTCTGTCCTTTAACGCTTGCTCCGGCTTCGCCCTTCTGTCCTTTAACAGATGCACCGGCCTCACCTTTCTGTCCTTTAACAGATGCACCGTCTTGTCCTTTCTGACCCTTATCACCTGCTTCACCCTTTTGGCCTTTAACGGATGCGCCATCTTGACCCTTCTGACCCTTACCGCCTTGAGGCCCCTGGATATTTCCAGTTGGTACCCATTGCGCGCCATCCCATTCATAGACGTCACCAGTCGCTGTATCTAAATATTGATCACCTACGTTAGTACCTGAACCACTCGGTGGTCCAACAGCAGAAGTCCATGAATCACCTTCAAGTCCTTTCTGACCCTTAGTTCCAGCCTCACCCTTTTGGCCTTTGACACTTGCACCCTGTGCACCCTTGTCTCCAGCCTCGCCCTTCTGTCCTTTGACCGAAGCCCCTTGAGCACCTTTATCTCCTGCTTCGCCTTTTTGTCCTTTTACCGAAGCACCGTCTTGTCCTTTCTGACCTTTGGTTCCGTCTTCACCCTTTTGACCCTTGACCGCTGTACCAGTTGCACCTTTGTCTCCGGCTTCTCCTTTCTGACCTTTGACACTGGCACCAGTTGCACCCTTGTCTCCAGCCTCACCTTTTTGTCCTTTAACTGAAGCGCCTGTTTGACCCTTGTCTCCAGCCTCACCTTTTTGTCCTTTAACAGAGGCTCCATCGATACCCTTCTGGCCTTTCTCTCCTTTACCACCTTGTGGTCCCTGGATATTGCCAGTAGGAACCCATTGCGCTCCGTCCCATTCGTAGACATCACCTGTGGCAGTGTCAAGATATTGGTCGCCAACATTAGTGCCAGAGGTAGATGGCGGCCCAACAGCCGATGTCCAAGAGTCTCCTTCTTGGCCCTTGACTCCTATTTCTCCTTTTTGTCCTTTCTGACCCTTATCTCCAGCCTCACCTTTCTGACCTTTAGTACCAGCCTCACCTTTCTGTCCTTTATCTCCCGCTGTTCCTTTATCTCCTGCTTCACCTTTCTGACCCTTGACAGATGCTCCTTGTGCACCCTTGTCTCCAGCCTCGCCCTTCTGTCCTTTGACAGACGCTCCTTGTGCACCTTTGTCACCCGCTTCACCTTTCTGGCCCTTGACAGATGCTCCATCTTGACCCTTCTGTCCTTTACCACCTTGTGGCCCTTGGATATTACCGGTTGGAACCCACTGTGCACCATCCCATTCGTAGACATCGCCTGTATTAGTATCTAAGTATTGGTCGCCTACATTCGTTCCGGGACTTGAAGGTGGTCCAACAGCGGAAGTCCAAGAGTCTCCCTCTTGGCCCTTAACTCCTATCTCTCCTTTTTGCCCTTTCTCACCTTTCTCTCCTTTATCACCAGTAGTTCCCTTGGTGCCGTCAATTCCTTTTTGGCCCTTGTCTCCTTCTTCGCCTTTCTGCCCCTTAACACTGGCACCTGCTTCACCCTTCTGACCTTTAACCGAAGCACCGGCTTCGCCCTTCTGTCCTTTAACGGAAGCACCGTCTTGACCTTTCTGACCCTTATCTCCTTCTTCTCCTTTTTGACCTTTGACCGAGGCTCCGTCTTGACCCTTCTGGCCCTTACCTCCTTGTGGACCTTGGATGTTCCCAGTTGGTACCCATTGAGCGCCGTCCCATTCGTAGACATCGCCTGTATTAGTATCTAAGTACTGATCACCTACATTGGTACCCGGAGTAGACGGAGGTCCAACAGCAGATGTCCAAGAGTCTCCTTCTTGTCCTTTAAGACCTATTTCACCTTTCTGGCCTTTTTGTCCTTTATCTCCTTCTTCACCTTTTTGGCCTTTGGTACCATCTTCACCTTTTTGACCTTTGTCTCCAGCAGCGCCTTTATCTCCAGCGACACCCTTCTCACCAGTTTGTCCCTTATCACCAGTGGTACCTTTAGTACCGTCAATACCCTTCTCTCCTTTGGATCCCTTATCTCCTTCTTCTCCTTTTTGCCCTTTGACTGAAGCACCATCTTGGCCCTTCTGACCTTTCTCTCCTTTACCGCCTTGTGGTCCTTGAATGTTTCCAGTCGGCACCCATTGCGCTCCGTCCCATTCGTAGACATCACCTGTATTAGTATCAAGGTATTGATCACCAACATTAGTACCTGGAGTAGATGGAGGTCCAACAGCGGAAGTCCAAGAGTCTCCTTCTTGGCCTTTAACACCGTCTTGTCCCTTTTGTCCTTTTTCACCTTTATCTCCAGTGGTTCCTTTGGTGCCATCGATACCTTTATCACCTTTAGTACCGTCAATCCCTTTTTGACCTTTGTCACCCGCTTCACCTTTTTGGCCTTTTACAGATGCACCGTCTTGTCCTTTTTGTCCTTTTTCACCTTTGCCACCAGCAGGCCCCTGTATATTACCGGTAGGTACCCACTGAGCACCATCCCACTCGTAAACGTCTCCTGTATTAGTGTCAAGATATTGATCACCTATATTCGTGCCGGGAGTAGATGGGGGGCCTACTGCTGAGGTCCAAGAATCACCTTCTTGCCCTTTAACACCGTCTTGTCCCTTTTGTCCTTTATCTCCTTTGTCGCCAGTTGTACCTTTAGTACCGTCAATACCCTTCTGTCCTTTGGTACCATCGATGCCCTTCTCACCTTTATCACCAGCAGTTCCCTTGTCTCCAGCCTCACCTTTGTCGCCGTCTTCACCTTTTTGGCCTTTACCACCAGCAGGACCTTGGATGTTCCCAGTAGGTACCCACTGTGCACCATCCCACTCATAAACATCACCAGTCGCTGTATCAAGGTATTGGTCGCCTATGTTAACACCTGGAGTACTCGGTGGTCCAACAGCAGATGTCCATGAGTCACCTTCTTGACCCTTGACGCCATCTATACCTTTCTGGCCTTTCTCTCCTTTGTCTCCCGTAGTCCCCTTAGTTCCGTCTTCACCCTTCTGGCCCTTCGTACCATCGATACCCTTCTCACCTTTGTCCCCGGAAATACCTTTGTCCCCCGTAGTTCCTTTGGTGCCGTCTTGACCTTTTTGCCCTTTGCCTCCTTGTGGTCCTTGTATATTACCAGTTGGTACCCATTGAGCACCGTCCCATTCGTAGACATCACCGGTTGCAGTGTCAAGATATTGATCACCTACGTTAGTACCTGGAGTACTCGGCGGTCCAACAGCGGAAGTCCAACTATCTCCCTCTTGTCCTTTAAGACCGTCAATTCCTTTCTGACCTTTCTCACCCTTGTCACCAGTGGTTCCTTTATCTCCAGTATCCCCCTTGGTGCCGTCAATCCCTTTTTGACCTTTATCGCCAGCAGTTCCTTTATCACCAGCAGTTCCCTTATCTCCTGTGTCTCCTTTAGTGCCATCAATACCTTTTTGTCCCTTACCTCCAGCAGGCCCTTGAATATTTCCAGTAGGTACCCATTGAGCACCATCCCATTCGTAGACATCGCCAGTGGCCGTATCTAAGTATTGGTCACCTATGTTAACTCCGGGAGTAGATGGTGGGCCAACAGCGGAAGTCCAACTATCTCCTTCTTCTCCTTTTAACCCGTCAATTCCTTTCTGACCTTTCTCTCCTTTATCTCCGGTAGTACCTTTATCGCCAGTGGCGCCCTTCGTACCGTCAATACCTTTCTCACCTTTAGAACCGGCTTCGCCTTTATCACCAGCAGTTCCCTTATCGCCAGTATCACCTTTGGTACCGTCAATTCCTTTTTGCCCTTTGCCTCCGGCAGGACCCTGGATATTTCCGGTGGGGACCCATTGGGCACCATCCCACTCATAAACATCGCCAGTGGCCGTATCTAAATACTGATCACCTATGTTAACTCCGGGAGTAGATGGTGGTCCTACCGCTGATGTCCATGAATCTCCCTCTTGACCCTTGACGCCATCCTGACCTTTCTGACCTTTCTCACCTTTGTCACCGGCAGTACCTTTGTCTCCGGTATCTCCTTTAGTACCATCAATACCCTTCTGACCTTTGTCGCCAGTATCTCCTTTGGTACCATCAATTCCTTTTTCTCCTTTTTCTCCAGCGGTACCTTTATCACCAGTATCTCCTTTGGTTCCGTCAATTCCTTTTTCACCTTTGGCTCCGGCCTCACCTTTATCACCAGTGATTCCCTTGTCGCCAGTATCTCCTTTGGTGCCATCAATTCCTTTCTCTCCTTTTTCTCCAGCGGTACCTTTGTCTCCCGTATCTCCTTTGGTTCCGTCAATTCCTTTCTGACCTTTATCTCCAGCAGTACCTTTATCACCAGTATCTCCTTTGGTACCATCAATACCCTTTTGGCCTTTGTCACCAGCCTCGCCCTTATCACCAGTAATACCTTTATCTCCAGTAGTACCCTTATCACCGATATTTCCTTTAGCGCCTCCTTCTCCTTTGGATCCATCTATACCTTTCTGGCCTTTGTCTCCAGAAGTACCTTTGTCTCCAGTGTCTCCCTTTGCACCGGTATCTCCTTTAACACCGATCTCACCTTTAGCACCTTCTTCTCCTTTTGCACCGACTTCACCTTTGTCGCCCTGTATGCCTTTATCACCAGTAGTACCCTTATCTCCAGTATTTCCTTTTGATCCAGTATCACCCTTAACTCCTATTTCCCCTTTAGAACCTTTAAGACCTATTTCACCCTTCTGGCCCTTTTGTCCCTTGTCTCCTTTGGCACCAACAAGTTGAGTAACACTACCAGGAGTTATTACCGCTGTTGTTTGAGGTGGAAGTGTTATGTCGAAGACAAGTCCGCCTGCTTCTATTACTATGATTTCTACTTCAGCCATTAGGGGTTGTTCTGAAATTTATGTTACGATGTCCTGCACTACTTCAAAGGTTCCATAGAACCAAGTCTCAACAGTGCCAGCAGATGTAAGTGTTGATTGAAAACCATATACATATGTACCTGCTGGTACCTGCATATTAGCCGCTGTTATAGTCACCACGAGATTTCCATTGATATCTCCAGTGGTAGTTATATCGGTATTGGTTATAACCAGTGGTCCATTGTCATATTCTCTAACTTCCATTTTAAAAGAGTATAGAGTAAGATCTAACTTCACACCATTCGAGGATGCTACAACAGAGTTTAAGATAAACGTGTCTCCACGACGCGTACAGATATTTAACTGTGCAGCGTTGTTCATATTTAAGTTTGTCGGGTTAGGACATGAACATGGACTATTTGAGCATCCGCAAGCCATATTACGATAGGGTTAAGTTTGTTATTACTTCTTCTTCCATTGGGGGTCTCTCTCCTTGACGTTGAGCGATTAATTTACTTTGAGCAGCAGCCTGCTTATCTATTCGAGCATCTTTACGGTTCTCTGATACTGCCTGCTCTTGTTGCTTTACCCCACTCTCAATTTGTTGTTCAACAATACCGTACTCTCCTTTTATGTTTTCTAATTGAATCTTGTATTGATATTCAAGTTCCAACAGTTGTGCTTTTGCTTGGGTCTCTAATTGAATGCGCTGTGCTTCTATCTGAGCCTCCATTTGTTTTTTCTGCATTTCAATCTGACCTGCAACTTGTGATGACTCTGCATTTGCCTGTGCTTGCATCTGCATATTTTGAGCCGCTATTTGTTGCTGCTGCTTCATACGCTTCTTGCGACGAACAACCAATAATCTTTCGGCTTGCTCAACATCCTTTATTTGTCTGATCGCAATAGCATCCTCAAGATCAATTTCTTTTTGAGCAAGCGCTATTTGAATATTTTGTTCTAAATAGGCCTTGTCCATCTCACCCATTTCTGTAACAACCATTACTCCAAAGTTGTACATAGATAGATTATCAAACGAGGTTATCACCGCCATGTTTGTTTCTCCAATAGCATTAGTATATGCCTTGTAAAGAATACTTTTTGGTGGTATAATCTGTAAACATTTCACAACGTCTTCACAAACCTTTTTGTAAAGAACCATAGCAGCGTTAGTAATATCATATATAGCATTGTTACCTGCGGCTATTTGCTGCTGTCTAACGCCCACAAGAGCATCTCCCTTGGGTGAAGTTCCATCCATGACCTCATTGATCCCTGTGGCGTCTCTAATCATCCTTAGATAGTGATTGTATATAGCAACCAATTCTGTGATGTTTCTGATAGCATTTCCTATTTCGCGAACCGGTGGGTTTTGGAATCCACCTTCTGGATTTTTACTTCTGTAATAGAAGATACCAGTTTGTTCGTATATGTCTTGAATCTCTAATGGTTGAAGTTCTCCACCTCTACCAAGTTGTACATTCTCTAAGCCCTCGATATCTATGATCAAACCATCAGGCTTTGCCTTAGCAATAGATTGTTGAATCTTGAGGTGTGTGATTTGTAACATATCAGCAAACCCAATAACAGAGGAAACCATTGATTTAGGAATCATTCCTCTAATGTTTGTTGCAATGGCGCTGTATGATAATGTAGCACGGGATATATCGTGTACGTTCTTAGGTATGTTTTTCTTAGGACCGTAGTCAAACATTAACTCTGTACCCACAATGTAAGTACCTCCGTATACAGTAGCGTTACTCATGTACATTGCTTCTCGATCGTATACCGATTGTTGAGGAGCATTGTACTCTGTCCCTTTGTAATAAAAGCCTATGTTCCCATAAGCAGATTCTTTCTTCTCGTATATGATGTTGTCAACAGACATGAACTCAAAGTCCATAACTTCAACCTTGTACTCATCGTATCCCTGACGGTAACGTGTTCCTGGACGATCATAAGTATATCCAGCAGAACTAAATTGAGTCGGATTGTTTCCGTACTTGTTCATTACGGTCTTTGCAATCTGTTCGTATTGCGCTTCAGTAAACTGATCACCGGCAATACGCTTGAGTTCCATTATGGTTATGAACTTAAAGTGTCCAGCATATGTCAGGTCCCCAAAGTTCGGATCATCAGTATAGTTATGGACAAACCGTTTTGGATCAACATATTCTTCTTTGATGCCATAGTTAGGATCATTAGTACGTTTAGCCACAGCCATACCAAGTGTGGCCAAGTCTTCAACACAACGGCGATATATAGATTCATTAAAGTTGTTCCACTTGAGAGTCAGTTCAGTAGCAATCTGTGCAGATATCTCAGCGTCAGTTTTGATATTTGTGTCAAGAAATATTTCTGTTTCCTCTGGTGTTTCCGGTAGTTCATTTGGATCTACTGAAACATTTAAACCAAGTGCTTTAGCCTCTTCTATTATGTTACGGTTTTCAATACGTAAAATAGTAGCGGCTTTCTTTTTATCTTTTTCTGATCTTGAAAGAGGGTCTATTGCCTGTATTTGTGGATAAGGCTCTTTAGATAATATTTTGTTTACAACAATCTTTACAAACTTTGGAACGATTGGAACAGGTGTGTAATCAAGAGTTAATAATGTTCCATCCCCGTTATTAGGGTCAAGAGAATTTAGAATCTGTCTGTATATAGACGTGTCTTGAGTTCCCTGAGCATAGTCTCTACAGCGTTCCATTTCTGTATTTCTTCTGCCGTATAATGAATTTTGATAGTCACTCCCAACCCATTGAGCGAACATGGCCTTTGCATATTGCAAGCCATAAGGCATAGACATCTTTTCCTCTGTGCCTGCTAAAGCGTCTGGAAAGGAAGACTGTCCTGATTTATATTGGTTATCCATACTTGAGATTGCTACTTATGCAAATATACTTCTTATTATTTTCGTATAATTATCTGACCCTTTCTGAAGAATTGCTTCTTTTCGAAATCACTTTTTACTTTAACAGGCTTATGTCCTTGAGCAGCAAGTAATGCCAACCCGCTTGATATGGAAAGGTCATACTTAGTCCTGTCATCTATTTTAAAATTAACCCAGTCCTCCAGTGTTCGCTCAAAGTACATCTTGCCAAACTCAAGAGTATCTTCATTGAGTCCAACATGGTCATGTATATATGCTTCGATCGCTTGAGCATGAGCCTGTATAACATCCTTTGAATTCGATGGTATACCCTTGGTTTTAGTTTTAGTGCTTTGAAATTTAGAACCTAAATGCTCTGGTCTTTCCATTAAGAAATGATCGTAACCTCTTGTCTCAAAGTACCTTGCGATACCGTACTTATTGTTTTCAATTAACACAGGGTATCCATAAAACTTAGCCGCCATCAATACATCCTCATAAAATATTTTAGCAAGAGGTGGTCGAGAAGCATATTCAGCAACAAACATATTCGATGGGTGACCCATGTTGAATTTATTATAGAAGTGACAGGCGCCCTTTGATCCTCTTCCATCTACTGTTGCATCGATGTCATAACTATCCACACCGGCACATCCAATCCAAGCGTTATCGGGTTTGGTTTTGTTTCTCAAATCAGAAGGAGGCATCCATGCTACACGCCATCTTCCATTTGGATCAGGCTTAAACATAACTTCTGTGTCCTGCTTACCGCCAGACCAAACAAAGTTTCCTACTACAATTGGAGAAGGATATAGATCATCATTGTATTCTATCTGTTCGTAAATCTTTTGCACATTAAACAGAGAGGCTTTGGCGCTATCTCTAAATGCCTCTGCTTCAGTGAATGGGAACTGGCGTATTACCTCGTTGAGTTCATAAGAATCGTTTACCAGTGCTTTGCGTTCGTTTTTTAAGTAAGTCTTTGCTCCTATAGATATAGGCTCCTCATACTCCGTGTAAAGAGTTTTCTCTGGATCTTCGACCACTGGCATCCCATACCTATCAAAGAAGCCCTCAAGGGCATCGTAAGACGGTATAAAGACAGAGTACAGTCCGCTACGTGTACGCCCATTGTCATTTCTTTCCCTTGGATCACTTGCACCATACAGATCTCTAAATTGTTTACCGCCTCTGTCCAGAGGATTAACGGTGCTACCAACAAGAGCCTTGCCTACTATTCTACGACCAACCAACAAACAAGTACGCTGTATCCTCCAGGCTTCTCTTATGTCGTTTCCCTTTTCCCACTTACCCGCTTCATCCAAGTATAGCATATGGAGTTTTTCCCCATCATATGCATTGGTTGTAGTGTTCTTCCAGTTTACAATTGTATTGAGTGCTTCACCAGAAGAAGATGTCTTATTTTTCTTTGTGATTCTTTTTGATGGCTCACGAAATGCGAGTTCCATACGGGGGTTGGTAGTACCGTCTTGTATAGGTTTAAAGAAAAAAGGTAGCGACTTATACATAGGCACCACCTTCTTCATGAATATATTTTCTTGTGCATCTGTTCCTGTCTTCGACATGATGCCCAATAATTTTTCTTTTACCTGGGTTCCTTCATTGACGAGTATAGATGCGGACATATTTGTGTATCCAGAACGACGACACTTCACATAGATCTGTCCAACACATCTTGGATCTCTTATACAGGCTTCAAGATGTACGAATAGTTTCCTTTGAAAGTCGAGGAATGATGGGTATCCAATATCGATCTTACACCACTGTAAGAAGAAGTAATGGTTACCTGTGATATAGGTAGGTACCCCGTTGTTGTAAAACCATACTCCATCTCTACGTCTTTTAAATTCTTCGCTTATATAGGGTGTGAACTTTTTTCTAAATGATTCCGGCATCCCAAGCCATTCTTCCATTGACCGGATCTTTTTGATATCATCAGGAAGTCCCTCTCTCACCCATCTCTGATCTTCTTTTTTTAAATTATTAAAAAGTATATCTTTCTTGGCTGGCTGCTTAGGGAACTGTATGGGTAAGTCAAAGTATAGCCTGACGTCTCCGGAAGTTTTGTCAGGGCAGATATTTATTACAATCTCATCTTCTATTTCTACAAGTCCCGCCATTGTTTAATAATCCCAGTAGATGAAGACTTGATTACTTTGAGAATTTTTCTGCGAATCCTCCTGAATAGTCTTGCTCTTCTTTAATTTGCCCACTTTCTTTAAGTGTCTTAATGAGTTGTTCAAGTCTTTCTCTTTCAACAATAAGTTCTTTAGCGTCAACAGCGGTAATTTTAATTGACTGAAGTTCGGCCTTTCTTTGAGATCCGCTAAGTTCCTGATCTACAGGCTTTTGTATTTCAGCAATCATGTTGTCAATCGCGATATCCATCGCTGCAACTAATCTTTGCGCTGTAACTATGTTATGCTTCTGCTTCGATGACTTTGCCATGTATGTGTTTTAAGTATACCCTAAACATTGTTTCACCATCAACCTCCATTCGATAGTCAGAATTCTTTCGAATAATAACTTTATCGCCAGGTACCAACCCAGTTTCTTCTAATCTATCAGAACCATACTTGATATATCCATATTGGTTATACTCATGTTTCTCCTCTAATAGATGCAGTGTGTCACTTTTTAATTCTTGTTCTTCTTCTGCTGGTGTAAGGAATATCCATTCTCCAAGTAACTTAACCTCACCGGTTGTTTTACTTTTATGTGCATACGCTTGACAAGACAGGGGGTCATGTCCTCCGTCGTAATAGACTATATATACATCGTTGTTTGGATCAAGCCACTGTCCTCTTTTTGCGGACTCTTCTAATTGATCAGCACCATCCTGAAGAACTAAGTGGTTACCACCCAGTATTACATGATGATGAAAGTACATTGTGTCTCCAATCTCTACCCCTGTGTCATATTTTTCTGGAACGCCAACAACCTCTCCTTCCATGGTACGATGCTTAAACTCATCCCACTTAGTGTCAATATATATCTCCTCTCCGTTAAGAGTTACGGTGTCCTGGGTTACATGAGGAACCCTTACAAGAAAATGTTTTAAAGGTCTCATATTGGTTCTGGAGCCTCAAACTTTAATTTTGTTGTAGGTGCTTCATCCCAAAGATTTATTGCAATAGCAGATCTTGTTCCTTTGGTCACAGTTGTAACTCTGTGATGTATGTTACCTGCGTCAAATATGATTAACCTATTATACTTTGCTTGAATTCTTTCAGGCTCATTGTCAGGACCATTAGAGAATATCTCAAGATAACCACCTTCTATGTCCATTTCAACAGGATAGAACACTGTACCTATGATAGGGGCTTTTATTTCACCCGTTGTTTTCCATAAGTCTTCGTCTTTGTCTAAGTGCATATTTAGGTTAGACACTCCTTTACCTTCACCGTATTGTCCGGTCCAGTACTCAAAGCCATCTAAAGAAACAGATCCATACGGAGGATAGTCTCTCCATATATAACAGATTAGTCTTTTCTTTAATGTATCGTCTGGTGAGTTCCACCATCCGTTCCACCAGTAGTAAGATCCGTTATCACTAAATAGGTATTCTTTGTTAAGTTCAAGATCCATCAAAAGATCTTGGTCTTTTATAAAATTATCAATTACAATCATTCGAAGTCACAATCATGTTCAATTAATACTGGCATATCATCTACTGTCTTCCAAAGCATTATACCCTGTTCTTTATTATAGATGTATACAAGATAGCGACGAATTCCGTGTTTGACAAAACATCTGTCGTCTAATACGATAGAATCGATTACTGACTCTCCTGCCTTCTGCCCTACATAGTAAGCCATGGCATCTTTCGGGTTTTGCCCGATAATGATTTTTCTAATAAGTTCCATTTCATTTAATTTAACCAGTAGTCAATTGAAGAGGAATCCCCTCTGTCACTTTCATCTTGTAAATAATTAGTGAAAGTATCTTCTACTGTATCTGTCATTAATTCATATTCCTCTATTGCGGACATATGCATGCCGCACATAAACTCATACCTGTCATTGGTATCAAGGTCTTCGTCTCCAGGTAAAAACGCACCAAAACAATACATAGATAGGAACTCTTCTTTACCGCCATAGGAATCCATAAGATCATCGATCTCGTCAAGTTTTAATCTTAACTGCTGGAAGAATTCTAATCTTTCTTGTTTTGTCATTATAAGGTTGCGTTATCACCCATGTACTCAACCTCAAGAGATGTATTGACTCCATACACGTTAACACCTAACCCGTCGGCTTGACCTGTGAGTCTAATTTTATAACCTGATGCACCATCGGAATAATAAAGAGCAGAAAGAGTATATGTGCTTATTTCTCCGGCTACTGCTGGTACCGTTATCGTCCGAATGATTGTACTATTAACTTCTATATTAAAGTCCGCACCCGCAGTTAGTATTACCTGTATAGTTCCCGTTATTTTAAACCACCCTTCAATCTCATTTATTAGAACTGAATCTCTTGGATCAGAAACTTGAGAAATAGATAATCCAGGTTGTGAGGCACCATTGGCCAGTGTACCAAACCATACTGAACTCCCAGTTGCCGTAGTTGCACCAGTCGCCGAACTGTCCTCGTATATCTCTGCGTACTGAACAAGCGTGTTGGTCGCTGCACTACTCATTTGTAAGGTTGCTCCTGCACGAGCATACATGATGCCTTGTGTTGCCGTACCAGCGGTTATAGAATTACCTACTGCCGTTGCTAAATCCGATTGCTCAATGTATTTATAAGCACTGGCGCTTTCATCCCAGATCAGATACTTATCATTAGTCGCCGGCTGAGTGATTTGACTTAGTAGCGCTGGGTCTTTTAACTCAATAGTGCTACCTGTTGCAGATAGCGGTGTATTTGCTGTGATCGATGCAGTACCAATTGGGCTGGTGCTGAGGTTACGTGTTACAACAACGCCACTACCATCGAGCATAAGAGCCGTAGTGTTTGATGTGGATGTAGATGGTGTCCCAGATATTTTCAGGGATCCCGTAGTCTCTACTGTATCTGTAGATATCTTTAACGCTGTATCGTTGCCTGCTCCATCTTCTACAACTTGCTCAGTGGCTGATGCCTCTGAAGATTGAAGTTTCAAGAGTAGATTAAAAGTATCCTTTATTTTATTTCCGCTAAGTGATGCCATATGATTATGTTTGTATCAGCAAAGATACTGATATGCCTAAAAGTAGGGTAGACCGAAAGAAAAGATTCCGAGAATTCTCTAAGATAAACAAAAAGTTTGTCAAAGAAAACTATTTAAAGAATCTAACATACCTATACAGAGATGCTAAAAACAATTATAGTCTTACCAGACCTGAAGTAGATTTCATTTTGTTTGTTTACGATCTTGAATTTTGGACAATAAAGTACGTTGCAACTAAAATGCAGAAGAGTGAAAACCAAATGCGGAAGCATTTCATATGGACACTAAAGAGCAAAGGCTTTATATATAAACACTTCGATAAACTAACACCCAGTCATCACATAGAGGATCATATATTTAGAGAAGAGACTAAGTATAACTATGCAGTACGATACGCCTTAACGCAAAAAGGCCGGCTAATAGTAGCCCGCCTTTACCGCAAGATGGGTGGAGAGGAGGAGTTTAACCCTTAGCCTTGCGCGCGGCATCCATTGCTGGATTGCTTTTTCCTTTATCGTGTGTTACAATTCTAAATGGCGCCTCGGCTGAAGCACCTTTGTGTGGTTTGTAATCACCTTTCATCAAGAAATGACGACCGCCTTCTGTCATCCAGTGGTAACCCTTTGGCGCTGAGACCTTTACAGATTTGGTTGTTTTCTTTAGTTTCATCGTCTATATTTTTTACCTGTTGCTAAGGGATCAGGAATGTAATTTGAAACATAGTTAACAGAACGACCACCCTCTTCAAATCGTTTTCTAAATGGGAACGGTGGATCCTCTTCTTTTATTCTACCCTCTGGCAGTTTATCAACATCAATTCCGCGCACCTTTAGTTTAGGCTTCTTATCACGCATCTTTACCTCCTCACCAGAAGATCTGTAAATGAGTTTACCATCTTTCTTAGCGTATGTTTTAGGATCAAAGATCTCCTTGGTAACACTGGGGTTACTAAATCGACCGTGTCCTAAAGCACGGGATAAGGCTCTGTAAAACTCATCAGGTCCTGGCATCTAATAGCGACCTAAAGTGCTTAGTACTTTATTTGCATGGCGATTGATCTGCTCTTCAGTAGCACCATCTTTACGCATCTGTCTTACCTCACGGTCAACTTGTTTTCGTAGTTCCAGGTATGCTTTTTCACCAGCACGCTCTCTATCCTCTTCCGGGGTAGACTTTCTATAGCCCGGTGGCTTTGGTGGTCCATACACTTTCGCCTTTGGCTTTTCTTGTGGTGGGTTCTGACCACCTACTCTATAGGTCTTTTTTTTCATTGTCGTGTTATTTCAAAAATGATATCGTCACTTACGTTCGACATTTTACTGAAGTCAAAGGTACAAAATTCAACTGCAAGTTCTGGGTCTATAGCCTTCACCAGAGTTTCAATCCATTTTATATCCTGCACATCCTCAATGATCATCTTACCTCCTGGCTTTACCTTACACAGATAGTTCTCTATACAATAGACCTGAGACATTAAACTATGGGGACCGTCATCAATAATGTAATCATACTTGTCATCATCAAAGCAATTAACAGCGTCAGCAGTATAGCCATCCATCTCATAGAGTTTCGCACGAGGGTACTCTGTATCTCCTGACATCTCCTTGAAATTTGAAATGGTTTCATCCCATATGTCCACACCCTCAATAACAGCATTGGTAAACCACTTGTGCCATAACATAACACTGCCGCCAGACATCACACCCAACTCAAGAATATTAGATACTCCCTCCCTGTCTGTAAACTCTTTGCTGTAATAGTTTTGTATATAAGAATGATGACTTCCCTTATCGGTCAACATGGTGCCACGAGGATCAGGATGGATCAACTCTGCTCTGTATATCTTCTCTAACTCTGATTTTGCCATACACAAATATAGTATCTTTGATCATATGGAACTACGTGTAATAAGAATGTACAGCCAAGATGATTTTACTATTGGAGCACTGTACGCAGAAAGTAAAGAAGGCAGAGAGTTTCTCTGTTTTACTCTTGAAGATGAAGATAGAGATGAGAAGGTAATGGGCGAGACCCGCATACCCGCCGGCACCTACCGCATCACACTACGAACAGTGGGAGGATTCCACAACAGATACAAAGACAAGTTTCCGAAAATGCACAATGGTATGCTTTGGGTAAGAAACGTACCTGGGTTTGAATACATCCTTATCCATATCGGGAATACCGATGAGCACACCGCGGGATGTTTACTCGTGGGGAACGCCGCAGATATGAAGGGAACAATAGGTAAGAGCACATACGCATATCAACATATATATCCTAAGATATCAAACGAGTTACTTGATGGTAATGACGTATGGATCACATACGAAGACTTCGCTTAATTAATTTTATAACATGAATAAGAATATAGCCATCGAACTTAAAGAGTTCGTTACAGTCGTAGCAACAAGGTTCTCAAGAAAAGACAGAGAAGGTAACTTCAACAACGAAGACTTTGCTGTAGAGAAAGTAATACCAACGTCAGACCACACCGCAGTAGTTAGATTCAAAAAGAATACCGGGAAGGTCGGACTCGCGTTTTTCTACTACATACCAAGAGGACAATCAAAAGGATGGAAGTACTTCTTCCCAACAGATTCACATGTAAACGGATTCAAAGCATTTGAATTCCACAAGTTTATAGTGGAGATGGAAAACTATGACCATAACTTCTGATTGGGTATTTATACTCTTGACATTCTCCTTTTTTTACCCTAACTTCGTACCATCAGTATGAGGTTCTATTGAGCAACAACTGTAAGTTTCTTTAGCATAGCGACAAGAAGAAACATCAGTGGTTTGTGAGACACTTGATTCAGAGAGTGAGCAACCGTCACACAGATTCACTCCGTTGCAAAGGGGCCCTCTCTTTGCTCAAATTTTTCCCAAAGAACAAACATTCATTACAGCGGTAATAGTTACCATCGTCTCACGATCGGTGACGTTATTACTGCATCCCTATGAGCGCATAAATTCGCTGACAAAGAATTTCTAAAGCGATCAATCTCCAGCGCGTTACAACCTGCAAAATCTATTGAGTCATGTTCAGGGCGGGGATTATATATATATGTACACGTCCGCGCGCCAAAGCCGAAACCGATTCTCTGACCCCAGGGGGGTCAACGCGCGCGCTAATCCTTCCAGGATTTTGGGCTTTACTGCCCTCAACCAGTGCCCTACCTTTGGTAGGAGGATGTTAGGGGAGGAGGTCACAGCCCAGCGATTCCCGCGCCCCCTTGTAAAGGGGGTGGGAACAATAACCCCCCGAA